TCGTGTTAGGGCTTTGTATGCTAGCCCAGTAAGCAGTTCCACTTATTACACTCATTGGTGTATCTCCTTTTTTGGTTAATAAAATTATATTATATATTAAAAATTATTTACTGTCAATACTTTTTTTAATTATATTTTGAGAAAAAAGATTCTGTATATTCATTAGATACATTTTAGATGCGTTATGGTCTCCACCGGATACACTCCTAACTTGATTAGCATTAATAGATGCATTAATAATTTTCTTTAACATCTTAGTTTCAAATACTAATGTGCCAAACACTTCATCTCCCACACATAAATTATGAAACCAGTAATCTGAATCAGTAGCATTGATACCACTAGGTTTACCATAACACTCATACTCTATTGCTATGTTACCTGTCTGTAACCACATACCTCTTTCAGATTTTACTTCTATCTTTTTATCTTGTAACATATCTGCTACAATCTTTTCTCTTACTTGACCATATTGTAAATCTAAGTCAAACTTCTTTCTGTCTTCTGTTTTTGGTTCTAAATTATTCATTGTTTTTTTCAGCCTTTTCTAAGTAAGTTAAAACTTTTTTAATAGATTTTTTATTATCACCTAAAGCTCCTAACCCTGTATTACAAGAGTTACATAAAAAACCTCTAAACTCTCCTGTGTCATGGTCATGGTCTATGACCCAAACAGGATATTTAAAATCTCTTACAACAACATTTCTGTTCTCATCTACTTTAATTAAATTATTTTTAATTTCTTTTTCATTTCTTTCACAAATAGGACAGCGATAATTTTTAGGTGGTATTCCATATTTTTTTTCTCTAAGTTTTCTTTCTCCTCTTTCAATAGAATCACAAGACTTACAAGTTTTATCTAGATAAGAATATCTTTTATTTTGTTCTTTAAATTTACCTTTGGTGTTAAAGTAACTTAAAGGTAATTCTTTATTACACGTATTACAAATCTGTGTTGTAACATTTTTTATTTCTGGCTCTAAATTAAATAATGATAATTGGTCTAATGAGTTTCTGCCCATGTTACTCCTACCTTGTAATCGTTATCTAAAGGACATCTTAGTTTTAATAAGTTCTCCGTTTCTTTCATAGCTATTCTTGTAATACTACAAAACTCTCCTACATCTTTATTATGCACTTCAAACTGGTACTCATCATGCACAGAGGCCACGAGTTTTACATCTAGTTTTTTATTATAAACTCTGTGTGTAATTCTTAGTAACCAATGCTTACAAATAATAGCACCAGCTCCTTGTAATAAAGTATTCAATGCTGAATGTGGACTCCTAACTTTTAAGTACCTACCATCAATAGCTTTTATTCTTCCTTTATAGCCAGCACTTTCTACCTGACTACGTAGTCTTTTAAGAGAAGGTAAGTTAGATAAGAACCTATTAATTAAAACATTACCTTGTTGTTTTCCAGCTCCTACTATCTTACCTATCTTCTCTGCACCAGCACCATAAAGAAAAGCATAAATAAAAGTCTTTGCCTGGTCTCTATCTTTTATACCAGCTAACTCCATATTCTTTGTATGTATATCTCCATTCAATATCTCATCAGTATAATTTGTATCGTTAAGATAATGTGCAAGACAACGTAGCTCTAGACCACTAGCATCAGTGCCTACTAATTTGTATTTAGTAGTGTCTGATACAGTCCAGAGACCTCTACATTCTTTTCCATAAGGTGAATATGTAGCCGGCACTTGTGCCATGTTAGGTGAGTTATGTGCCATGCGACCAGTAACAGTTCGTAATGTCATTACTCTTCCATGTACTCTATTACTTTCATCACATGCCTCAATCCAGGATTCTACCATTACTGCCCTTTTCTGCAGTAAGAAATACTTTGCAAATCTTTCTGCAGTTAGTTTCAACTCCGGCTCTTTGATTGTTTTTAAAACAGTTTCATTAATTATAATATTATCTTTATCAGTAAACTGTTTTGGTTTCCAACCTCTCTTCATCAACCTATCTGCTATCTGCTGACGAGAGCCAATGTTAAATGGTATCTCCTTTGTCTTCGTCTTCATCTCCACAATGGTAGGTTCAAACTCCTCCAAAGACCATTGCTCTAAATCATAGATATCATCTTTTAGTTTTGCTAATAACTCCTGTGCTTTTCTTATATCAAAAGCAAAACCATTCTTCTCTTGTTGGTCTATGATTAATCTAATATCATGTTCTAAATCTATAGACTCTTTTGTAAACCCTTTACTTTCTTTTAACAACTCTTTGTAAACAGCATGTGTAATCTCTACGTCTTGTTTACAATAGTCTAGCATAGCTTTATTATATTTTAAAAAGTTTACTCCCTCACCACCTTTAAGCATGTTTAGTTTCTCTCCCCATGCTCGTAGGCCATGACCTTTTTCTCTAATAGGATTAAATAACTGAGATAATATTAATGTATCTACAATATTACCTGGAAGTATCTCTGCATTTAATAATCTATTTAAAACCGGTGCATCAAAAGATAAACCATTGTGCATAATAAATTTATCTATATCTTTTGCCCAACTTTTAAAACCATACATATTAGATGAGTCCCATACATATGTAGTATTTGTATCTATATCCTTTGCTACTATGCAATGTATCTTAGAAGGATTAAATCCATCTGTTTCAATATCAAGAACTACTATCATGTATCTTTAAATAACTCTTTTTGTTTTTCCATAGTAGGTAAATTAAATGTGTGATATACATATACATATGTCTCACATTTAGGACAACTTAAATTACTGACGATATCATAATCGTCTCCTTCTTCTCCATCATGGTCTCCACCATGTATTAATTCTGTTCCACAATGTAAACATTTCATTTTATTCTACCCTCTCTATGAGAACACGAACATCTGGGCTATACCAATTATAAGTTTCTTTTAACCAAGCACGTTTCTCTCGTGCTTCATCTAGTGTGTATGTACCTTCTAGTTCTACTGTTCGTTTTACTTCAGGACTTTTGTCTTTGTATATTAATTTAAATAACATTTATATTACTCCTTGTGCTTCATTATTAAATTCATCTTCAAATGGATTGTCTATTTGTGACATTCTACCAGACTTTTTATCATAATGCAAGTACGTACATACTCCTGTCTCTCCGGTGTATCTATTTTTAAGAATACGAACAGTCGTTGTGTTTGCAGTTACCTCATCATTAGCTTGTTGATTTCTCTCTAAAGCAATAATAGAATCAGATAAATGTGCAATGCTAGCACTACCTCGTAAATGAGATAGAGTAACTTCTTTTCCATTCTCGTGACCTAAGTCTCCTGATGGTCTCCTAAGATGCGATACTAATAAAAGACCAACTCCTGTCTCTTCTACCAGTGAACGTAGCTTAGTCATCAATATATCAATAGACTTTCTTTCATCTCCTTCTTCTTGACCACTAACTAGGATAGATAAATGGTCAATAAAAACCCACTTACAATCCATACTAGATATCATGAACCTAACTGTGGCAAGTATCTCATCATTACCTAAAGAACCAAAATGGTCAAACACAATAAATCTACCTTTGCCTTTTTCTAATCCTATGGTATCTTCTTGCCACTTTAATAATTGTTCTTGAGAAAACTTTTCTCTTATTTCTTTTATGTATAATCTTTGGTTAGCCTCTACAGACATAATATTAAAAGCTGTATTTTTGGTGCTTTCTTCTAATGCTAAAACTCCTACTCTATCTTTTGAGTTTTTAAAAATGTGATGCATTAACTCTCTCATTACAGAAGACTTACCCATGCCAGCACCAGAAGTAAATGTAGTTAACTCTCCTGTTCTCATACCATATGTTTTATCATTCATCTTACTCCAAGGATAAGGTATGGTTTCACAATAATCTTCCTCCCATAAAGATAAACCTAAATCTGATAAATTTAAAATGCCAGCCGGTGTGTATGGTTTAGCATTCCACCATTCATTAACGAAGTCTTTTGACTTACCCATCTTATGATATTCATTTGGGTCTTTATGTTCTAAGTTTACAATCTTGCATTTGTTTGGTTCAAATAACCTAGCGACCTTTTGTGAGGCATCAATACCAGGTTTATCATTATCAAAACATATAACTACATTTGCAAAACTATTTAAGTATCTTAAATGTTGTTTACAATTCTGTACTGCACTTTGGACTCCATTTTTTATTGAAACTACTGCCCACTTGCTACCTAACATTTCGTAGGCAGACATAGCATCTATCTCTCCTTCAACGATAGTAATATATTTACCACCAGATTTAAATAAGTTCTGACCAAAGAGTAAGGCATCTCCCATATTTCCTTGAGACCATATTCTTTTACCTTCTACTTGGCGAATCTTTGTGGCTACGTGACTACTATCTTCATTAAAATATTCATAGTAGTGATGTGTAACCATTGAACCATTTGTTTTTATTCTTGTTTTATATTTTTTAGTTGTATTCTCTGATATTCTCCTATCAGGAATAGCTTTGTATTCACCACTAACATTGGTGTTATCTTGTATATCAATTACTTTGCTTTCCACTTTTGCCTCTCCTACGTTATTAAATCTTTTGTTACAAGAGAAGCAGAAGGCATGCCCATCAGCATGAATATTATAACCATTATTTGATTCTCCACAAGGGCATTTCCCTCTGCTTATCCACTTAGTCTGCATTACATCATACCTACTGCATTACTTAAACCTATGACAGTATATATCGCTGTGTATATTAATAAAAATTCTAATCCTATCAATGTATTTTCCTTTCTATGTTATTTAAAAGTATAATAAAACATCATAATAAATATATATAATATCCATAAAGATAATAATAAAATAAATATATTAATTATTATATTAATTATTATATTAAAATATTTATATATTATATACAATAAATGATTCATGTCAATCAAAATCTTTTAATGTTTTTTTATACACCTTTTCTGCTGAAAAAATATCTAAATCTATACTATTTCTACAATCATTTTCAGCATATCTTCTTGCTTCTTCATTAGAGCAACCCTCTCTCTTGTACTCCTTAAATAATTTTCGATACAATCTTTTTGCATCTTTATCCCAAAGATTACTCATCTCAAACTCCTAACTATTATAAATTAAAAAAAATAAACTAATCAACAATAAGACCGGAAAGATATTATTAATCCACAATTTTTTAGGTTGTGTTGTTTTTTTAAACCATTTACCGGTGGCCTTTAATCTTCTTTCTCTATTCCTATCCATCTTTTAAATGCTCTGCATCAGGCATCTGTGCATCTCCTAACCATACTCCTCCTGAAGAGTTCGTTATGTTTTTGCCATTGTCTTTTTCTATTCCTAATGCTCTTCTTAATTTATAATTTTCTTCATTTAATTGTTTTATTCTAACATAAGAGTTTCTTAATTGTTCTTGTAAATCTCTTACATTTTTTTCTAACATTTGTATTACTACTGGGTCGTACATTTTGCCTCCTATCTAGCTAAAATATATGCTATTAAAATTATAAACATTCCTAATACTATTCCTCCTAAAAAATAATACAACATAAATACTTCACACATTAATTTACACTCTCTATCTTTACACCTTGTTCAAGAGCAATGCTCACATCAACACCCCATGATTTTAAAGTATTAATGGCCTCTTCTTTTGTTTCAAATTTTAATATTGTATTATCTTCATCAACCAACTGGTCGACTGGAAAATTCTCAGTCCAAGGACATTCTCTTAAAAATTTATTGGACTTAAATAAGTGATGTGATATTAGGTACATTTTTATCTCTCTTTCTGTTATACTTCTTTTTGCTTTTGACAATCCTCTGCCTATATCTTGTGTCAAGTAAATTTTTTGCCACAATATTTGGTACTCTTACTATAGGTTTTATTTTTGTCATAACTTTGTCTATGTTTATGATATCATATATAATCATACTTTGCAACTCTCATATCTTAATCGCTTGTATATGTATATCTAAATAATCTGCAAGTAAATATCTTATTTCTGTATAGCAATCATCACATAATAAAAGATTACAGGCACGATTCTCCATATCTTCTGGGTATGCTTTATTAGAGCAACCTTCTTTTTGACATTGAATTTTTTTACTCATCTTTATCCTCTAATAGTTTTCTACCTTTAACTAATGCTCTTTTTTCTGCAAAGGATATTACTTTCTTCTCTCCGGACAGTACACCTATCTTTGGTGGTTTAGTGTCCTCCACGAGCTTTATATCCGGTTTAAATGATACTTCATCTCCAAAGAAGTAATCCTCTAGTTCATGGAATCCTCCTATGTGTAGAAAGATTTGTGGCACAGTAGTATGGCCGGCCTTTTTAAATCTCTTAACCTTCTCTGCAGTATCTAATACTCTCTCTTCATATACCTCTTCCATATCATCTAGTATTGACTTGGCCTCTGCACAATAGGTACAGTTTTTTTGTGTGTATATAATATATTTAATCATCTTTTAAATCTCCATCTACAATATCCATTTGTGAATCTTCTCCATATTCAACACCTTCATATACACCTATAATATCTACTTCTTTACCACTAGGTAGTTCATCTATTTTTATTTCTTCACCTGCTTTTATAGGTATACCTACTTCTCTAACTGAATCTTTTACTTCTTCTTTAGTAAGTTTTTCATCTGATTCTATTTTATAAAATCTAGTATCAGTAGACCATTCTTCTACCATATATATATATTTACTCATCTTCTTCCTCCTCCACCTTGCTTGGGTCAAATGCCTCTGGGTCTGTATGGCATACATAATCACTATGCCAGAATTGTGTGTACTTACCTTCGTGTGCTCCATGTTCTCCTATGCCACCTTTTTTCTTTAAATCAAAATGATTAATAGTGGTATGAAAAGCATCTTGTAATCTTAATATATCTCCTAGATGTATATACTCCCACGCACCTTCGTTCACACAATCATCTATTGCTTTTAGTTTATTAATTAAGTTTAATGTTACTTCATCTATCTTTGGTTTAGTTGTTTTCTTCATTGTATTTTTCCTCTATGTTTTTTAGTTTTTTAATATATTCTATAATTTCTTTATGTGTATATTTATGTCTTCCATTTTTGTCAAGTGGAAATCCTATTAATGCCTCGTGTATTTCATACATTTGTTTATTTAAATATATTTCAAAATTAGAAAATCCTAAATCTTTTGGGTCAAAAGTTGCTAA